GGAAAGTCGTCTAACCACGTGTGCTTTACTTCAACCTCAAGAAAAGAACCATCATCAAACAGTAAGTCTGGTCCATACTTATCTGGGTTGTCTGTTACTTTGATACCTATTGAGTTCCAGTATTTCTTAGCTGAAACCCTAGCCTTGTTATCGTTCTGCTCATACAGTTTGTTGTTAAACTTTTTCCTTATCATAATACATCCTCCTCTTCGTCTTTACGTTCAACCATTCTACCAGAATCCAAGTCATAAAGCAAGCGACACGCTGGTCCAGTGAGTCCAGAGAATCTGTTCTTGAGTACACGTACATGAGTGGTGTGCCTCTCAAGAGGATCATCATCCTGACCATTACGTTCCAGTCCAATCACTAGGTCTGATAGCTGTGCGATAGAACCAGAGCCACGTAATTGTGACAAAGATGTGGCAGCACCTTCCTCATGTCCCTTACCATCAGGTCTTTTAAGATGTGACACAACGAACAACGAGATACCACACTCAGCCACAAGCATACGTAGCTTAGTCATGATCTCATCGATAGACTTACGCTCATCACCTGACCCCTGTGCTGACACGACTATGGACACGTGATCCAAGAACACGAAACGACAACCTAATCCTTTAGCCAAGTAGCGAACACGACTCAGTATGTTATCGATACTCGTTGATCCGAAGTGATCGAACAAGAACATACGACCTGTGCCTAGCGTAGCATCGAACGACTGACGCAACTCATCAGTGCTGTACTCTACATCAGGTAGGTGTAATGGTTTGTTAGCATGGAGTGACATGATAGAACGTGCTGTCTTGTTGGTTGATTCCTCCAAGAACATCAGCCCTATGTTATCGTCTGTGTTCTTCAGTACATGCCACACTAACTCCCTTACGAACTGTGACTTACCTAGTCCTGACCCTGCTGTGATAGTGACAAGCTCCTCACGTATACCATACGACAGCTTGTTGAGTCCTCTGAATGGGTAGTCAACAATGCTCCTCTCGACAGGCTTAGACACCTCATCCCACAAGGTAGAGCCATCGATGATACCATCCGGTACATAGCGTTCGGACTGCCACCACTTCTCGAAGAATAACTTCTCATCTCCTCGACTCAAGTAATCGCAACCATCCTTGAACTCAGACGTAGACTTGAACACCTTGATCTTAGAACCAAAGACTTCAGCTATCTGCTTAGACGCTTCGTGTCCTTGATCGTCATTGTCCATGAACACAACGATGGAATCAAAGCTATCAAGCCACTCATAGTTCTTACGGATGTCAGCACCTGCTGATCCTGCTCCGTTCCTGATTGATACAACAGGGTACTTACTGCCTAGCATCTGGTAACAGGCGAGGGCATCCATCTCGCCTTCTACTATGGTTACATACTTACCGCCCTTGTTAAACAAATGCTGACCAAACAAGCCACCATCCCTCCAATCACCTGCGGTAGAGAACTTCTTGTCTGCAATGCCACGCTTCTTGTACGCTACTACATCGTTGCCATTATGATACGGAAACCAGTAGCTATTACTGTCTTGCACAACGCCATACTTCTCGCACGTTGCTTTGGTTATGCCTCGATCAACGATAGTCTTAGAGACTGCATCGTCATCTGGTTCTGCCATCTTAGTAGAATGGAGTGTCATCTTGTTCCTTTGTGTTTGATTATTGTCACCTGTCCAGTGCCTAGTCTTACACGAGAAGCAATAGGTAGAGTTCTCGTAGTAAGTCAAAGCATCTGAAGAGCCACAGTCATTACATGGTTGATGTGTTTTTATTTTATTCATAATAAATAATAATAAGTAATAATTAATTGATAACTAAGTTATATATTTTAGCATGGATTTACTGATCCAGTACAATTTTATATCCACGCACATTGAATGCACGTTGTAGCACCTCGATCTGTCTATCGATAGGGTAGTCGTTACCATTGATTGAGTTGTACAAATCAGACAGCAACCCCTCCTGATAAGACTCCTCTTGCCACGCCTGCTCTTGTGCCACTGTCATCTCGTACTCGTGTCCGTCTTGATCGTAGTATTCGTCATCCATTTTGTTTCTCCTTTAGTTAGTGATCGTCTACGCTGATACCACCGTAGAGTATTCCGTTTATGTTGTCAAGGTCTAAGTCTTCTGGGTAGTCCTCGTACTCGTGCATCAATGAGGTATTACCGTAGCTGTGTATGCCTGCGTCCTTAGTACAGTTGACACACAGGTCTAGGAACTCCTTAGTTTCTGCTGACTTCATGCTCGACTCGTACTCAGAGAGTACAGCATCACAAGATTTACAGCGCATAAAACTCCTCCGTATCTATGTAACCATTAATGTATTCTTTAATCAACTCCACCTCAGATAGAGTATGAATCACTCCGTCCTCTACCATGCGAGGGTTGAGTTTACGGTTAAAGAATGAATCCTCTTGTCCACATTGGAATGGTGTCATGTCCTTAATCATAAGTACCCCCTCGGTGGTGCGTCCTTCTCGTCTGGTCTGCCTTGTAACTCTTCAGCGTGTTCCTGAACTACAACACATTCCCACTCAAAGAAATCATCAAGAGATCCATCTTCTGCAAGTGCGATTGCATCCTCATAACTCTCAGCTTGCACCTCTTTGGTGTACAACAGTTCAACATATAACTTATAACTCTTCATTCCAATACTCCTCATCGTTTGTATCAAAAACTAAACAGATTTGTCCCTCGATACCACACTCAACCTCATCGAAATACAAACCAACTGATTCAAGTTTACGTTTCAATTCCTCTACGCTTATCGGTTTGGTTTCTCTCATTTCAAACTTCATCATACAACCTCCTTGTTAGGTCTAAATAAATACATCTCCAACGCACTGTCTACACGGTACGTCCTATACATAGTACAGAGTTGACTCTCAGTTGTAAAGTAAAAACCTCCTCTCTTTTTCTTGTGCTTGTCCATCAATTTCTTTCTTCGATTCTGCCTCTGTCTTTCAGATAACATAATATACACCCCATATCATCCATAATAATACACCCACATGAATACCTGCGAGCACCAATAGAAATAATAACATTAATAAATCATCCTTCATAGTCTACCCCTATATCTCATACACTTATTGTTGGACACTAACTGCATTGTTCCAAAGCAACTCCGCTATCTCTGACACAGGTATCACTTCCATACCTATCTCGTTACGTAGTACCTCCTCCTCTGTCATGCCCTCTGTAAGGTCATCATAAGCCTCACACGCCCTTACTTCCTCCTCGTATAGCGTACCCCTATGCCCTACCCATACAACGTAGCCACCAGCCTCCTCGGTAGCCTCATTAAAGATTGCGTCTCCGTAATCATAACTCATAACTCTATCTCCTTCGATACAATGGTTGTCTCATCTACGCACATGATGTGCCCATGCTCCATGACTAGCTCTTCGATGTCTCGCCAGTACCTCAGCGCCTCGTGCTCATCTTGAAACGTGATGATAGGTTCTCCGCTTTTGGTTCTAATGCTATACGATTTTCTGCTCTCTGTATATGTCATTACTTACTCCTTAGACGTTGGGGATTCAGTTTATCGGCTTCAATTAACCCATCAAGAAAAGTTAACATTTCTTGTCCGCTAACTCTATTATAAATATCTTTTGAATCTAAGGTTAACTGCCATCCTCGTTGATAATAATTCATTTCATAATCTAATTCTAACTCCTTGTTGGAGTCAAAGTTTAACAGCCAGTTAACCTCATTTAATTTTTTAAGTAACTTTTGTTTCATTTTTATTCCTCCAACCAAGTTTTCAAAGCGTCTGTTATTTTGTCATGCGTATCATGCCAATCAATATCATCCATTCGGTAGCATGCTGACTCCCAATTCAAAGATGGATTGTTCACCAAGTCGGGATCAAAAGACTCTTTGTCCCACCAAGCTATCACTACAGAATCGTCTTCATCGTAGTTGTTTTTTAAATACTCAATAATCTCTTTTACTTTCATTGTGTTACCTCCCTATCTTGTTAATAATACAATAAGCGCCTGACATGCCATCCAGTAAAGCAAGCATCTCTTTTGCACTGACTCGATGATATTCCACGTGCGACCCGTTGTTACTTGTCAACTGCCAACCTCCGTATGCACTGCTATGATTTAGTTTCAGTGATGTGTTAAGCATCTCGTTAACTCTGTTCAGTCTATCATATAATTTTTTTGTTGTGGCTCTCATAGTGTTACCTCCAAGTTGGTTGTTGAATGTTGATAGTATAGCCCAGTTGCTCAGCTATTGCCAGCGTCTCAGGCGTGAGCGTTGTCTTGTTCGTGAGTTGGGCAAACAACTCAGCCCTCTTGCATGCCGGATAGTACAGCGTACGCCCGTATACGTCCTTAGATTTG